CCGGTCACGCTGATGGCTGAGCCGCGCCTCACGGTCACGCTCGTCGACGTCGAGGTCAACGCCGCCACCGATGCGCTGCTCGCCATCGAGGCGTGGGACGAACGCGTCAACTTGCCGGGCACGCACGAGCACAACCGTCTGGCCGCGATCGTGCTGCCGCTGCGCGATGCACGCGACCGAGCGCTGGCCGAGCAGCCACTGCCCGACCCGGACCGCGCAGTCAACTGGGATGGGTAGCGCGCTGTGCCGTGGGGCCGTGGCAGCACACGCCAGTCACGGCGCGAGCGAGGTCAAGTGCTGCGCGACTGGCCGACCTGCTACCTCGGCTATCCAGGCTGCACCGTCACCAGCACCGAGGACGACCACGTCCTCCCTGTGTGGCGAGGCGGCAGCGACGACCTGACCAACCGACGTGGCGCCTGCCACCACTGCCACGACATCAAGAGCAGACGCGAGGCAGCCGAGGCGCGAGCACTACGCAGTGCACGAGTCAAGCATCCGCGTGAGCGCCATCCGGGTCTAGCCGACTGAACCGGACATAGGGGAGGGGTAGGACCCCAAGGGCATAGTGCCCGGCCACCTGAGCGTGCTGCGTCTGAGGCTGGCTACGGGTCTGGGCCTTCGGGCCGCGGGCCTGCTTTCAAGATCGGTTCGGCCCTGGCATTGATCATCATGGCCGCTGTCCCGACACGGGAGGCGGTCTGTTCCCGACACGGGAGGCACCACCACATGGCACGCATCCAGGTAGTACCGCTGACCACGGAGACGCTCGGCTCGGCCTCGCATACGCCGTATCTGATCGTCATCGATCGGTGTGCCGATCACGAGGTCGAAGCCTTCGGAGATCCGGGGTTCCCTGACCGCCTCGGCGCCCGGGGCGTCATCGTCACGGACGGCGAGCTGACCGTCGAGAACGTCGACGAGGAGCTTCGCCGCGCGGCGTGCGCCGCAGTCGAGCGGCAGCTGTCGCCGCTCGCCTCGCCGCCCGGCGGGGCCGACTGATGGCCGGCCGGGGGCCAGCGCCGAAGCCGACCGAGCGGCGGGCGCGGACGAACAAGGATCCGGTGCCGCTGCGCAAGCTGCAGCTGGTGCGTGCGCCGGCGCCGACGTTGCCGTCGCTGGGTGTGGATTGCGACGGCGACGAGATCGAGTGGCATCCGCGCACCGTCGAGTGGTGGGAGACGTGGAAGGAGTCCGAGCTCGCGAAGGACTTCACCGCGTCGGACTGGTCGTTCTTGATCGACACGGCGTTGATGCACCACTCGCTGTGGTCGAAGGGGCAGTGGACGCTCGCCGCTGAGGTCAGGCTGCGGGTGGCCAAGTTCGGTGCGACGCCGGAGGACCGGGCTCGGCTGCGGATCACCTTCGCCGACGCTGACGAGAAGGACGAGAAGCGGCGGCAGCGGCCCGGGCAGGCCTCGCGCCGGCGGTACGGCTCCCGTGCCGTGGCGTCCGCTTAGCGCAGGCGACTTCCCGACCCTCGGCTGGCACTTCCTGGATTGGACCAGGGCATATCTGGCCCGGCCCGAGTCCCAGCTGTACGAGCCGTTCACCGCGACGCAGGAACAGGCCGACTTCGCGCTCGAGTACTACCGCCTGGATCCACGCACCGCCCGGCGTCGGCGGCGCCGCGGGATGCTGTCGCGGCCGCGCGGCTGGGGGAAGTCGCCGTTCTGCGCCGCGTTCGCCGCGTTCGAGGCGCTCGGGCCCGCGGTGCCCGATGGTTGGGACGCCAACGGCCAGCCGGTCGGCATGCCGTGGAGCCAGATCCGGCGGCCGCTGGTCGAGATCGCCGCGGTGTCCGAGAGCCAGGTCGACACGAACACCTGGGCTCCGCTGATCGACATGCTGTCGCACGATCTGGTGATCAACGAGTTCCCCGGCCTCGAGCCGATGGGCACGTTCGTGAACCTGCCCTACGGCAAGATCCAGAAACGGACCGCTGAGGCGAGGTCAGCGAAGGGCGCGCCGGCGCATTTCGTTGTGTGCGACCAGACCGAGGAATGGACCAGTAGCAACGGCGGCCGGTCGCTGTTCGACACCCTCCGCAACAATGTGATCAAGCGCGGAGGTCACCTGCTCGAGTCGCCGAACGCGTACATCCCGGCTGATGGCGCCGCCAAGTCCGTGGCACAGAGCAGCATGGAGGCCTTCCAGGAGGCCCTCAGCGGACGGCGCCCGAAGCTCGACGACGGCATCTATGTCGATCACCGTGAGGCGCCTCCGGAGACCGACATGGAGGACGCGGCGTCGCTGATGCGCGGCCTTGCGGTCGCGTACGGGGACAGCGCGGACATCGCGAAGTGCGTGATCCACAAGCCGGCCTGCAGGAGGCCCGGCTGGGTCGACCTCGGGCACATCGCGGCGTCGATCTGGGAACTGGACGCCGACCCGCAGCTGTCGCGAGCCGACTGGCTGAACCAGATCACGCATGCGTCCGACTCGTGGATCGATCAGCCGACCTGGGCCGCGCGGTACGCATTCAGGGACGACGCCGAGGTCGAGGTCGACCAGATCGCGGACGACGACCTGGTGACGCTCGGGTTCGACGGCTCCCGCGGCCGCGCGAAGGGCAAACCTGACGCGACCGCCCTGATCGGGTGCCGCGTCGGCGACGGGCACGTCTTCGAGGTCGGTGTCTGGGAGGCCCCCGACGGCGAGTCCGGCAAGGGGTGGACGCCGCCGATCTCGGTGATCGAGGCTGCCATCAAGCAGTGCTTCAGCCTGTACCGGGTCGCGGCGTTCTACTGCGACCCGGCGAAGGACTGGCGCTCCTACGTGAACGCGTGGGAAGCGAAGTACGCCGAGAAGCTGGTCCCGACGCTCGACGGCAAGCGGCTGACCGTGACCCGCGATCACCCGTTCGAGTGGTGGATGACCGGCGGCCGATCGGGTCTGATCGAACGCGCGATCGAACAGCTCGAGGGCGCTATCCGCAACGGCGACATGACCCACGACGGGTCGTACGCGCTCACGCGGCACGTGCTCAGCGCCCGACGCAAATACCGCGCCGGGAAGCTCGCCATCGGCAAGGAGCACGACTACTCGCCGAACAAGATCGACGCGGCTGTCGCGGCCGTCCTCGCCTGGCAGGCCCGCCTCGACGCCATCGCCGCCGGGGTCGGGCAGACCCGACGCAAGTCGAAGCGCATCCACCGATTCTGAGCAGAGGGGGCCGCCGGTGCTCGACGCATCGAACACGCCGAACAGCCCCGACTGGTGGCTTCTGCGTCTCGGGAAGCGGCTCGACGACAAGGCGCGCCACTACCAACTGCTCGAGCGGTACTACACCGGCGACCACCCGCTGCCCGAGGGCGACCGGCGTGTCCGGGAGCTGTTCCGGAAGCTGCAGCGCAAGGCGCGCACGAACTACTGCGAGCTGGTGATCGACGCGCCGCGGGAGCGGCTGAAGGTGGTCGGGTTCCGCACCGGCGCCGGCGGGTCGGAGGACACCGACAAGGAGGCGTGGCGGGTCTGGCAGGCGAACAAGCTGGACGCGAACTCCGGCCTCGTGCACACCGCGGCGCTGAAGTTCGGCATCTCCTACGTGATCGTCGGGCCGAACAAGAACGACCGCGAGACGCCGATCATCACCGTCGAGGACCCGTGCGAGGTCATCCACGACCCGGACCCGGTCGACTGGCGGACCACCCGGTCCGCGATCAAGACCTGGCACGACGACGTGACCGCCCGCGTCTACGCCGTGGTCTACCTGCCCGAAACGATCAGCTACTACCGGTCGGCGCGGATCGTCAAGGACGCCTCGAACCTGGGCCGCGAGAAGTGGTCCACCGGGTGGTGGGAGATCGACCCGGACCGCCCGGCGGTGAAGAACCCGCTCGGCGAGGTCCCGGTCGTGCCGTTCATCAACCGGCCCGACCTGAAGGGCCGAGGCTGCGGCGAGTTCGAGGGCGTCATCGACATCCAGGACCGCATCAACGAGGGCGTCCTGGACCGGATGGTCATCTCGAAGATGCAGGCCTACCGGCAGCGTTGGGCCAAGGGCGTCACGCTCACCGACGAGAACGGCAACCCGACTCAGCCGTTCATCCCGGGTGCTGACCTGCTGTGGGCCGTCGAGGACGAGAACGCGCAGTTCGGCGACTTCGACGCAACCGACATCAGGCCGCTGCTGGCCGGCACCCGCGACGACGTGCAAGACATGGCCTCGATCAGCAAGACCCCGCCGCACTATCTGCTGACCTCGATCATCAACGCCTCCGGCGACGCGCTCGACGCAGCCGAGACCGGG